AGTTTTCTGAATCTGTATAAAAATAATTATATTAATAAAATATATTTTATTAATATAATTATGTTTGATATTTTTATGTTATTATATACAATATTTTATTATTTAATTTTAATTAGATGGATTTACATTCGTTATATATATAACAGAGATCGTTATATAGGACCTTTACTGAAGGCTTGGTTAGATATTGGTATTATAATGATAATCATAATAAATTTATTATTTATATTTTTTTTATATGTAATATTTAGAAAATTTAATATTTATTATTATTTATTAGTTACACCTTCTATTGTAATATTATTATCATATATTATACCTGAAATAATAGAATTAATAAATCAAAATGTAGATGATGAATATTATATAAATTTATAAATACATATTAGGAGGTGGTTTATCATTAATAATATCTTTATTAAGTAAATTATCAACATCTTTATTAGTAAGTTTATATGGAAGTTTGAAATCTTCAAAATCAAAAGGTAATTCTATTTCAGATTTTTTATTTTTTTCATCATAAAGCATATCAAACATATTAATTTTTGATATGATATTTTCTAAACATCTCTTTAAATTTCGGACACCTTCTTCTTTTTCTGTATAATTTTCAATAATGTAAGTAATAATATCATTATCAAATATAACTTTATCAACTGAATTATAATTTTTATTAATTTGTTTTAGTAGATAATCATTAACAATATTAATCTTATCTTTGGTAGTAAAACCTTTAGTTCTAATAACTTGCATTCTATCTTTTAAAATTCTATTGATTTTGCTTTCATCATTAAAAGAGAAAATAAATAAAACTTTAGACAAATCAATATGAACACCTGGAAAATATTTATCTTGGTAACAATTATTTTGAGTTAAATCTGTAATATGAGTTAATAGATGTATAACTTCATCACCTCTAGAAGTATCACTTATTTTATCTAATTCATCAAAGTAAATAACAGGATTCATACATTTCATTTCAATTAAAATATCAACAATTCTTCCCCATCTAGAACCTTCGTAAGTAAAATTATGACCGTCAAAATAAGAAGCATCCGAAGAACCACCTAAAGCTATGAAAGCAAAAGGTCTACCAATAGCTTTAGAAATACCTTCTTTAACAAGTGTAGTTTTACCATTACCCATTGGTCCTTGTAAAGCTAATATATTACCAGTTGAATCTGGATTAACAATCCATTTAGCTAATATTTGTAAAATATTATTTTTTGCTTCTCTATGTCCATAAATAGAGTTATTTAATAAATTATTACTATTTTTAAGGAATTTTTTTTTTTGATTATTTGTAGAAAGATTATCTATAGGTAATTTATTATAAATACCAAATGGTATTTTTACTAAAGCAGAAATCCATTGTTCCATTTTTGTATATTCGCCAGAATTATAATCAATATCTTCTAATTTTTCAATATTACTAATAGCTATAGATTTAGTTTGAATACTCATATTAGAATTTAATATTTTAAATTTAAGAGGTATATAACTATTATTAATATTTTTAATATTATTAAGTTGTTTTATATAATTTAATTTAGTTTCTTTATCTAGATTTCTAAAATATTTAGTATTATCACTGGAATAAGTCTTTTTATTAAGTTTTTTGTATTGAATATCTAAATCATCTATAGGTTCATTATCAATATTAAATTGTAATGTTGGTTTATCAGTTTTATTGAGTTCATGATAATCTTCTTCTGATGAATCATCGCTACTAGAGTATTCTTCTTCATTTAATTTAATATTTTTTGTCATTTCTTCATTAGCACAATTAATAATATAATCAACAAAAATATCTTCTATATTTCTTTTTTTATTAGAAATATAATCATCAATATCATATATTTTTCTTTTTCTTAATCTATTAATTTCTTCTTTATACATATCTTCATCAAAATCATCTTCAATATCACTAGAATCCGGTTCAATAAAATCTTTTAAATTTCCGTTTTCATCTATTTCGTCATATTCTTCGTCTGTATTATTATTGTTATCATTAGATATGGTATTATCAGTTTGTTTTTTTTTAGATCTGGTTATCATTTGATGTTTATTAATCATATTATTTGTTTAATCATTAAATAGATATTTTTTTAAATATTAATTATAAAAATTTGATATATTTAATTTAAAAACTTAAAAAAAAAACAATACATATAATATATATATTTAAACCAATGGATAAAAATATACTAGAACCTGATATCAAAAATATAAATGGGATTCAATTTAGTATTATGGGTCCAGAAGAAATTTTAAATAGATCAGTAGTAGAAGTAGTAAAACATGATACTTATGAAAAGAATATTCCAGTAATTAAAGGATTATTTGATCCAAGAATGGGTGTTACAGATACAGGTAAAATATGTAAAACATGCGGTCAAAGAAATATAGATTGTCCCGGTCATTTTGGTCATATAAATTTAGCAAAACCGGTATATCATTATCATTTTATAAATACTTTAGTAAAAACATTGAAATGTGTATGTTTTAAATGTTCTAAATTATTAGTAGATAAAGAAGATATAAAGATAAAAGAAATATTAAAGAAATCTCCAGTAACAAGATTTAACGAAATATATAATTTGTCACAAAAAATATCTGTATGTAGTAATGAAGATGGGTGTAATGCTGTTCAACCTGAAAAGTATAAACCACAAGGTTTAGATGGTATAAGTATAAAAATGAAAAATGAGGAAGAAAAGATAATAAATATAGAATATATAAAATCTGTTTTAGAAAAAATAACAAATGAGGATGCTGAATTTTTGGGATTTTCAGAAAAATGGTGTAGACCGGAATGGTTAATTTGTACTGTTTTACCTGTTCCACCTCCATCAGTAAGACCATCAGTGAAACAAGATAATTCACAGAGAATGGATGATGATTTGACTCATAAATTAGCAGATATAATAAAATCAAATAATACTTTAAGAATGAAAATAGATACTGATTCTAGAAATGATGTAATTGAAGATTGGGCTAAATTATTACAATATCATATAGCAACATTGATAGATAATGATATTCCAGGATTAGCTCAGGCAGCTCATCGTTCAGGTAGAGCACTAAAATCAATTCGTCAAAGATTAAAGGGTAAAGAAGGAAGAATTCGTAATAATTTAATGGGTAAAAGGGTGGATTATTCAGCTAGAAGTGTAATTACACCTGATCCAAATATAGAACTAGATGAATTAGGTGTTCCAGAAAAAATAGCTAAAAATTTGACATTTCCGGAGAAGGTAAATAATTATAATATTGATAAATTAAGAAAATATATACATAATGGACCAAATAATCACCCAGGAGTAAAAACAATAATAAAGAATAATGGAAAAAAAATTACAATAATAGACAAAAATAAATTTAGTATTGAACTAGAAATTGGAGATATTGTAAATAGACATTTGATAAATGGTGATTATGTATTATTTAATAGGCAACCATCTTTACATAAAATGAGTATGATGGGTCATAGAGTAAGGGTTATGAAAGGCAATACTTTCCGTTTAAATGTTAGTGTTACACCTCCGTATAATGCTGATTTTGATGGTGATGAAATGAATATGCACGCACCTCAGTCAGAATCTTCTGTTGTTGAATTAAAATATATAATGTCAGTAAATAAACAAATTATATCACCAAGGGAAAATAAACCAATTATAACAATAGTACAAGATACATTATTAGGAATAAATAGATTGACTAAATATACAAAAGTAAATTATATTGTTCCTAATAAAAATGAATTATTATTTGTAAATCATACAAATATAATACCTGTATCAACTAAATCAGACAAAGTAGGAGAAGAAGAAGAAATGATAATAGATTCATCTTATTTTACAAAACAACAATTTATGAATGTAATATGTGATTTATCAACATTTGGTAGAAAAATACCGGAACCTGATATAAAATATAAAATGAAAGACAAAGATATTGAAAAAGAAATAGAAATGTGGTCTGGTAAACAAGTATTAAGTTATATTTTACCTGAAAATATAAATTTAGAAATGGATAATGGTGATGGCGATGATGATAAAGATGATATTATGAATTTTGTTAAAATAATAAATGGAGATATCAAACAAGGAACATTTAATAAAAGTTTATTCACTAAGATGTCAAAAGGTTTAATTCATACAATATATAATGATTATGGACCAGAAATGGCAAAAAATTTTATTGATGATTTACAAAAAATTGTATCATATTATTTATTAATTGAAGGTTTTAGTGTTGGTATTAGTGATATGATAGCTGATTCTAAAACAAATAAAGAGTTAAATAATGTAATTTCAAAAACAAAAGATAAAATTACTGAAGTAATGCAAGAAATTCACTTAAATATTTTTGAAAATTATACAGGTCAAACTAATCAAGAATATTTTGAATCAAAAGTAAATTCTATTTTAAATAAAACTATCAGTGACACTGGTAAATTAGGTTTATCAAGTTTGGATCAAAGTAATAGAGCTACAAATATGATTAATTCAGGTTCAAAAGGTAAAGCAACAAATATAGCTCAGATGGTTGCTTGTTTGGGTCAACAAAATGTAGATGGTAAAAGAATACCTTATGGTTTTAATAGAAGAACATTGCCTCATTATACAAAAGATGATGATTCAGCTGAAGCTAGAGGGTTTGTTGAAAACTCTTTTATATCGGGTCAGACACCACAAGAATATTACTTTCATGCTATGGGAGGCAGGGAAGGATTGATTGATACAGCAGTTAAAACATCTGAAACGGGTTATGTTCAGAGAAAATTAATTAAAGCAATGGAAGATATTAAAGTTTGTTACGATTTATCTGTAAGAAATAGTTCGGGTATTATAATACAATTTGTTTATGGAGATGATGGAATGGACCCTTGTTATGTAGAATCACAATCATTAATTATTACGAAATTAAGTACAGAACAAATAGCAAATCACTTTTTATTTGAAAAATCATATGAATGGTCTAAAGTATTAGAAGATGAAACTATAATGGAACTCAAAACAAATAAAAAATTTTATAAAAGATTAGAAGACAATTTTAAAGAAATATTAGATCATAAATATTACTTATTAAAAATATTTAATTATAGTGTTGAATCTAATATATTTTATCCGATTCATATACATAGAATGATAACAAATATAGTTGGTATTAATAATAAAAATAAATCAGATATATCTCCCTTAGAAATATTGGATAAAAATAATATTTTAAAAGACGAGTTACTTGTAACTGATAATTTTAAAAATAATAAAATTTTACATATATTAATTGATATACACTTATCTCCTAAAAAACTAATAGATAAACATAGAATAACTAAAAGTCAATACTATGAATTAGTAGAAAAGATTAGATTACAATTTTATAAATCCAGAATATCTCCTGGTGAAATGGTAGGAGCCATAGCAGCTCAAAGTATAGGAGAACCAGCTACACAAATGACATTAAATACATTTCATTTTGCTGGAGTTAGTGCTAAATCTAATGTTACTAGAGGTATTCCTAGATTAAGGGAATTATTACATATAACAAAAAATCTAAAATCTCCATCAGTTAAAATAATTTTAAAAGAAGAGTATAATGATAAAAATAAAGCAAATTATATAAAAAATCAACTAGAATATACTACTTTGAGGGATATTGTTGTAAGTAGTAATATATATTTTGATCCCGACAATTATAAATATGAAACAAATATAGAAATCGACAAAGAATTTTTACAAATTTATAAAGAGTTTTTAGATATAGAGTATGAGTCAGAACAAGAATTAATAAAAACAAATCCATGGATTATAAGATTTGAATTTGATAAAAATATGATATTAAATAATGGTTTGACTATGGAGGATGTTTATATAGCTATTAATAATTATGATGTAGAAAATAGAATGAAATTTGTTTATTCAGATGAAAATTCTAAAGTTATAATAGGTAGAATTCACATAAAAGATACAAAGATTGTAAAACCAGATAAATTAATGAATGGTTTATATGACCAAAGTGATATTATAAACATTTTTAAAGATATAGAACAAGATTTATTAGATAATACTATAATTAAAGGTGTTAAAAATATAACCAATATAATTATGAGTGAAGAAAAAGTTGATAAACTAATTGATAAAGAAATTAAAAATGATAATAGATGGATATTAGAAACTGATGGTACAAATCTACAAGACATATTTATATCCGAATATATTGATACAACTGAAACTATATCAAATGATATAGTTGAAATATATGAAGTTTTAGGAATAGAAGCAGCTAGAAATAAGTTAATAGAAGAAATAACTGGTGTTGTTGAATATGAAGGTTCATATATTAATAGTAGACATATTGAATTATTATGTGATGTAATGACTTCTACTGGTATATTGTTATCAATTAATAGACAAGGTATAAATAGAGGTGATTCAGGACCTTTGGCTAAATGTTCTTTTGAAGATACAACAGACCAATTAATTAAATCATCATTATTCGGAGAAATGGATAAATTATTAGGTGTTTCTAGTAATATTATGATGGGTCAAAAAATAAAAGCAGGTACAAATAGTTGTGAATTACTATTTGATGAAGAAAAGTTTATTTCCGAATTATCAAAAATTTCAACTGACCCACCTAATTTAGAACAAACCGAACAAGATATTGATAAAATGTTTGAAGATGATACAGATGAAG